AAAGTTAAAAATATGATGATGGATATTGAAGAATTTGTTTATGATTTTGTAGACGAATACGGAAATATAATTGATAAAACTAACACTTGGGAAACTATCAAAACTACTGCGTATGAAAAGTTTCCAGCGTTTGACAATTGGATTGATGAACTAATTTTGTATGCTAAAATACAAAATGGGGATTATATTTTATGATAGAAACTACAGCCGCAATGGCTATTACCTTTGGTGCTTGTATTGCAACTTATTTTTGGGGACGTTCAGAAATAACAAATAAAAATATTGATCAGATAACTACAAATATGTTGGAAGTATTAGATCAAGGTGGATATATTAAAACTAAATTAAATAACGGAGAAATAGAACTTGTTAAGCTCAGCGATTAAATTAGTATATTTGGGGTTTTTAATATACTTACTTACTACCCTAGTATTATTGACTATACTTTTCTTTGATACACCCAACTTAATAAATTGTTTTTAAAGGAAATATGATTTGAGAAAAGATAGAGAAAAAAGTGGAATGTCCGTACAGGTCAGAAATAATGATGTAAATGGGGCATTGCGTGTGTTGAAGAAACGTATGCAAACTGAAGGAGTTTTTAATGAACTTCGAGAACGTGGAGCATATCAATCTAAAAGTGAAAAACGTAGACTTGCAGACGCAGCTGGCAGACGTAGATGGTTGAAGAAAGTAGATAAATTGAAAGAAGAAGGACGTTGGAATGACTAAGAAACGAATAGTTGCAAAGACCACAGTTAATGATGGGTGGGTTCAACCTAAAGTTCGTAAGAAACGTAAACCCATGACAGAAGAACAGCGTACAGCTGCATCTGAACGTCTTGCAAAGGCAAGAGCTGCAAAAGCTCCTGCAAAGAATCTTAACATTTGTTCAGAGGTATTAAACTTACCAGATGAACACACACTTTCTGCCAAGAATGTAAGAGCTTGGATTAAAACACAAAAAGAACTAATCAGTTCGTATAGACAAGAAGTTCGTAGAGATATAAAAGGTTCAATAGCTAGACTTGCAAATAGTGAAGGTTATGTTCGACATCTACAACACTATCTAAAATGGGGCGATTACTGTGATGATTTTTATGGTGAACACCAAGAGAAGAGGGTTCAATGGCAGACGATACGACCATCAGCAACGACAGTAACGTAGTCAAAGGCCCGTGGAAACGAGCAAAGAGAGTAGAACCATCAGCAACAGATAAAATGTATGAAGACATTGAGTGGTCAGAAGAAGTGACCGAATCTGTTATGGTGCCGTTAATACACAATCTTGCAGAAAATGGTGTAGATTTTAAAACTGGTTCATTTATAGGAGAAATTGGTTTTGTCAATGAAACCATTAAATCTATTTTATATAGAACTATGGGATATCAACATGATATGACAGATTTAGTCCGAATGATAATGAAAACAAATCCTATTGGCGAAGACCCATGGCCACCTACATTTGACCATGAACTAGTTAGTGAGATAGTTAATAATAATAATGATTCAAAGGATGATCCAAAGTGATAATAATTGATATGAACCAAATCACATTAGCCAGTCTAATGATGCATTTACATATGACTAAATCAAAAGAACCAGATGAGAGTATGGTAAGACATATGATTCTCAATTCTGTTCGTATGTATAGAAATATGTTTAATGAAAAATATGGTGAGGTAATTCTTACTTATGACTCCAAACATTATTGGAGAAGGGATTTCTTTCCACAATATAAAGCTGGACGTAAGAAGGGTAGAGAAAATGATGATAAAGATTGGGATGCTATATTTGAGGTTCTGAATAAGATTAAATCAGAATTTAAAGAAAACTTGCCATACAAGTATCTTGAAGTATATGGTGCAGAAGCAGATGATATTATTGCAACACTGTGTAAACACTCTCAAACAGAAAAAGATCGTAGTAAAAACGAAAAAGTTATGATTGTGTCTGGAGATAAAGACTTTATTCAGCTACAGAGGTATTCTAATGTCGATCAATATAGTCCAATTACCAAGAAATACATAAATGGACATAATCCAATCACCTATATAAAAGAACACATATTAAAAGGTGATACAAGTGATGGAGTACCAAATGTGCTATCACCAGATCATACCTTTACAGAGGGGTTGAGACAAAGACCTCTGAGTAGAAAGAAAATTGACACTTGGATAGATATTGATATGGAAGATATGACTGATGAAGTCAAAAGAAATTATCAAAGAAATGAAAAACTTATTAGCTTAGATAAGATACCAGAAGAACTTGAAGATGATATACTTCGAGAGTTTGCTGGAGCTCCTCATGGTGATCGTAGCAAACTACTAAATTATTTTATACAAACAAGACTAAAGAGTCTTACTGAAACAATTGGAGAATTTTAAATGCCAGAACAAAACTACACTATGCTTTTCCCAGAAATACTAGATAAAGTATCTAAAGCAAAAACTAAAGAAGAAAAGGTAACAATACTAAGAGAGAACAATACTGATGCACTTCGTATAGTTCTTAAATCATCTTTTGATCCAAAAATTGAATGGGTGTTTCCAGAAGGCACAGTTCCATATACACCGAATGATGTACCAGCTGGAACAGAACATACAATGCTTGCATCTGAAGCAAAGAAACTATGGCATTACATTAAGGGTGCAGATAATAAAACTCAACAACATCAAAAAGAACTTATGTTCTTTCAGTTGTTAGAAGGGTTACATTCATCTGAAGCAGAACTTATATGTCGTGCAAAGGATAAAAAACTTCATCAAATATATAAAGGATTGTCTTCAAATGTGGTTAGAGAAGCGTTCGGTTGGAATGAGGAATTTGTAGTTCCAAAACCAGATGAATATCCACAAGCGCCTGGCATGGCATCTGGTGCAGATAGATAAAATTAGCGCTTGACTCTGTAAACGAATCATGTTATAGTATATACATAAGATGAGTTAATAGAGAGAGAAAAAATTATGTCAACAAGAGTTATGAAAAAGTTTGAAAGTGTCGCTGACGGTATTGATAATATGGTTGCAGCTGCAAAATACGACTACACATTATCTAATTTTAATGAGCAAATGAATGAAAAATTTGCAGATAGTTTTATGATTAAACAAGGACAGAAATATATTAAGATAGGTAAAAAGTCTAGCTGTTCTAGTAAAATGGGTTCTGTCTGGGGATTTGTCGTAAACACTGATGATGATGTAAGGTTCAAAAAAGGTGATGTGTTAAAACCAGCTGGTTTTAATGCTCCTGCTAGAAATGCTGCTCGTGGAAATGTTTTAGAAGGTGGATTCAGTATCAGTTGGACTGGCCCACACTATTTGATATAAGGAAGATTGATTATGTATAAACAAATTTTGAAAAATATGATGGAACATAAGTTAGAAACATTTGTTGAATTTATGTTTGTAGTAACCATGTTTGGTGCTGGTTGGGTTTTTCTGGTGGTAACACATTAAAGTTAGATTCGGTTAGCACCTCTCTCTCATCATCATAACGCTAACTGAATCATTCTATCTCAATGGATATATTATGATGAACGTGAAAACATTGAGATACAAAAGGGGGGTTGACAAGGCCCCCCTTTTTCTGTTATAATAGGTATATAATGAATTATGTAGAAGTCATTGGTGGAACAAAGAAACAACGTACTCTTGCAGAAGATGTTGTTTTTTGGTGTATTGAGAAAATGATGCCAAGAATGAAAACACTTGAAATTGAAATTCAATTAAGTAAGTTAGAAGATGATCGATATGGTTCTTGTATGGAAGAAGACCGTAATCGTGTATTTCATCTTGAGATAGCTAAAAATTGTGACAGAGATGAATTTATTACAAGTATATGCCATGAGATGATTCATGTGAAACAATATGCTCGTAATGAACTTAATATAAGAAAAGAAAGTGGTGGAAAGAATTATTGGGAATTACCTTATGAAATTGAAGCATATGAATTGCAAGAAACCTTATTAAAAGAATATAAGGGTGAGATGTGAAAATATCATTTAAACTTACAAGTGTAGCTATGATTGCAAGTATGGCATTTGTTAGCCCAATATTAGCAAAGAGCCCAGCCATGTGTCTTGCAAAAAATATATATTTTGAAGCAAAGAATCAAGGAACTGCTGGTTGGGCTGCAGTTGCATCTGTTACATTAAATAGAGTAAAGGATACCAGATATCCAAATTCTATATGTGAAGTAGTCTATCAAGGCCCAGCAAGACCATCATGGCAAGACCCAGAATTAATGATACCTATACGACACAAATGTCAATTCAGTTGGTACTGTGATGGTAAATCAGATGTTATGGGAAATGCTAGTAAAAGTCAAGAAATAATTAAGTTTGCAGAATATGTACTATCCACTAAATTTGACTTGGATATAACAGATGGAGCAACACATTACCATGCTGATTATGTGTATCCAGCATGGGCTAAAACAAAAACAAAAACCATAGAGATTGGTGATCACATATTTTATAGATGGGAGAAGTAATATGACTTGGGAACAAGAATTAGAGAAAATGCAATCTGAAAAAGAATTTGCAA